TTAAAGGAGATAAAGATGGATTTTATTTCAGAAAACAATGGAAAGAACATCTTAATATACAAGAAAGAATAAAGAAAATAAATAGAAAAAAAGAAAAAAATAATTAGTCCCTGAATTTGAGAGAGAGTTGTTGAGTAGGCTTGAGGGTCAACATTAAATGGTATCATGCGAGATATACAGCTCTCTCTATTTGTTTACTTATCATAGGAGAAACATTAATTGAAATGGAATCCATAGAACTATGATAAGGTAAGAGAGTATCTATAATTACTGAGTAATCGATTATCAAGTAACTTTAATAAACTAATTATAGATACTCTATTTAT